GGCTTTTGAAGCTGAGTTAAACGCTGCTAAGTTGGCTTTTGATGCTGAGCAAAACGCTGCTAAGTTGGCTTTTGAGAACACTGTACTCAAACCTGAAAAGCAAAGAATCGAAGCTGAATTACAGGCTAGTAAATTAGCTTTCGAGAGAGGTGAACTTGCAGCAATTAAAAAGCAGCAAGCCGATGAAGAACGTGCTTTAAAACTACAGCAAACCAACGAAGATTTAGCACTCAGGAAAGCTGCTGATGCTGAGCTAGAGACGATTAAGTTAGCTCAAAAAGAGAAAGAGCTAGCGCTTGATCGGGCGTTTGAGGATCAGAAAATCGAACGCGAGAGAGTATTTAAAGAGCAACAAAGGGCGCTAGATAAAGCGTCTGCGATTGAGATACAACAAATCCTTGGTAAGTCTGCACAGCAAATTATCAGCGCTCTATCAGTCGCCAAAGGGGCTTCACCACTTAGCGGCGCTGTAGGGGTAGGAAAAGTTCCTGCTTTTGCTAGTGGTGTTACAAACTTCCGCGGCGGTATGGCATTGGTAGGGGAACGAGGTGCTGAGCTTGTGACATTGCCTAGAGGCTCTAATGTCCTACCTGCAAATCAGACTAAGAACGTATTGAACAATTCAGGTGGCAACAAAACCTATAACGTAAACGTGACGACTGGCAGTGGCAATGCTACAGAGATCGCTTTACAGATTCAAAGAGAGATGGCGCGATCGGCGGCGTTGAGTATGTAGAATTAGCCGCCACTACAAATCTTGAATACGGTTGTAATAGAAACATTGTAATCACTGGCTATGGTTCTATGTATCTCATTGTTAGATCGGCGTGTTTTAATGTCATCTATATCAGATTCTGTCAGCTTATAATGTCTTGCGTGTTGTATTGGAGGCGCATCGTTGTTTACATAAGCAAGATTTGAAGCATGATCGTTTAACTTGTTTCCATCAAGATGAATTAGTTTAGGTAAATTATCAGGGTTGCTAACAAAAGCTTGTGCAACTAAAAACGAAATCAAATGATGCTCACGCTTCTCCCCCGCCAACAGTATCACTGCATAAGCCTTACAACCTTTATTGTAAACAGGCTTTCTAATGGATTCTTGGATTGTGCGTGTAGAGCCATTTTTTGATGCCACTTGCCGCTCTACACTTTTTATCCGACCATAGTTTGATACTTGATAATGCCCTTCAAAACCTTTGATATCAGTCCAAACTTCCATACGGTTTTAATGAAAATGAATTATGTGATAATAATATCACATAATTCAGTCGAAAGAAGCATTAATTAAATCTATGGCGCTGAGTATGTAAACTAATCATTAAAGAGATCTGAGAGATCTATAACTTTTCCTAATCTATTCAAACAACCTTTGCGCCCTCGGCTGATAGCGATCTGGCAACACCTTGTATAATGCAAATCCTTATTAGATACAGATATATGCCGATTGCGGTCGGCTGATAAGGAGATATTACCATTAGTCTCTTCAGCGCCGCAAATATCGCAAACTTGCATAGTCTTGTTTTGATAGGTTGGTTAATTATTGCAAGTATCTCGCAGGATTTTGTATAGGAGATTACGCAACAAAAAAGCCGACCAACAAGCGATCGGCTTTTTTGTTGCAAGGGGCTGACTCAACGCTAATAATAGGGTTTAACCTTGCTTCATGATTTTAGCTTATGCGGCTGTTATTCATTCCCTACCCAAACAACAATTTCAGATGGTTGAATTTTGTAGGTATCGCAGATTTTAGCGATTGAGCCTGTAGATGGTATATGCCAAGGGTTACGCGCTAACTCATAGCCAGTTGTACCGCTTATCCCCGTTTCTTTGACGAACTGATAAGCGGTTATTTTTCTTTCTTCCAGAAATTCTTTAACTATATTTCTTAAAGCCATATCACAATTAAAAGCTTGTATTAAAAGCTTGTCAATAGTATCAATACTATGATACTATCAGTATATGACTAGCAATGAAGCCACTACTAAAAAGATAACTGAATTTAAGTTGTCTCCCACGATTGAGCAAAGCACACAAATTGATTTGTGGCTTACTCAACTTAAATGGGTATGGAATGTTGGTTTAAGTCTGCTTGAGGAAGATCAGCAACGTTATTGGAGGGCAAAACAAGAATGGGCAGAGTATAGTCCTGAAGTATGGCAATGGCGAAAATCATGCAAAATCGACGGGATTGAGTATGTAAATCCTGATAATCAATACGGGCTTTGCTGTGCTTACTATCCTGATAAATGCGACATCCGCAAACATCGGGATATTGAAGAGCCATTTAAGCACGTTAAAAATTATCGCTTTATCGCTAATATGCGGTGTCCTGATTTTCTACACTCTATTGATGGCGAATCACGGCGATCTGTTGTGGATAACCTAATTGATGCATGGACTCAGTACCGCAAGGGAAAAAAAGGCAGACCACGTTACAAAAAGAAAGCTGATAAATTAGAAAGCTTTTCTAATGGCAACGGTCGGATATACGTTAATATTTTGCCCTTGGGTAATGACAATGCATTAATTGATTATCCAAGACTAGGACAAATCAAATGCAAGGGATTCTACCGTCGCTATGCTGGCAATCATACGATTGTACGCATCGTCCAAAAAGCTGATGGTTATTATGTGCAATTCACTAGCACGGTAGATGTAAAGCCCGTTAAACCAGCAAAAAAGCAAGAAGTAGGTTTAGATTTTGGTGTAGTCGCTCCTATTGCAGATAGTGATGGGAGACTACACAAATCTAAGCGTTACGCAAAGATGCAAGCTAAGAAATTAGCTCGTATTCAGCGCTCTATCTCTCGCTCAAAAGATGGCTCTAACAGGCTAAAAGCTAAACGCTCTAAACTAGCTAAAGCGCATCTTAAAATCGCTAGGCAAAGGGATCGCTTTATCCATAAGCTCACTTCAAAATATGTAAGTGAATATCAAAGCATCGCCATTGAAGATACCAAAGTTAAAAATATGGTACGCGCACCAAAGGCGAAAGCTGGTGAAAATGGCGCTTTTCTACCCAACGGATCGGCTGCTAAAGCTGGTTTAAATAAATCGCTTCATGATGTGGCGATCGGTAAAACAAAGACGATGCTAGAGACTAAATCTAAAGCATCAGAAAGAATATTTGTGAAAGTACCCGCACCGCACACTTCTCAAGGTTGCTCTCAGTGTGGCTACTATTCCGAAAAGTTTCGACCATCTCAAGCTGTTTTTAAATGCTTGAATTGTGGTCATGGTGACAACGCAGATAACAACGCCTCAACCGTTATCCGTAATGTTGCTTTTAAAGGCTTGGTACTGATACCATACCCCGCTTCATCGGGGGAATTTAAGGGCGTGGATCATGCAACGCATGGGAAGAAGCGCCAACCGAGTAAGACTCGCAAGAGTAAGAAAGGATCGGGAGGAGAAACAACTCCCGCAATCAACCGCGAAAGCGGGGCTGTAAATAGTACTGATAAAAGATTGGAAGCTGATAAGCTTAAGCCCTTACCAGACAATGATTTACAGCTAGATCGCAACCTAACCACTCGCGCAAACTCTGAAAACCAATCACCACAAGACTTTGAGCTATGGCAAGATTTAAAATCACTATCTAAAGCCGACTCTAAATTGCAATCTCGTAAGCGATCCGCGCAAATCGATCCTAATATTGGCTCTCAGCTTGGTTTTTGGGATCTGTTAGGTGAAACTTCTGGTTAAGCGATCGGCTGATTGGAAGGAAGGTAGCTGACATATAAAATTGTCATTTTGTCCAGTGAAACTTTTGGTTAAGCGATCGGCTGATTGGAAGTACCGATACAGGCTGTAAAGCGGCGCTCTAGTTCATGGTGAAACTAGTGGTTAGACGATCAATTGATTGGAAGGCAAGGTTATTTGCAATTTTTGGAAACTCAGAATGGTGAAACTTTTGGTTAAGCGATCGGCTGATTGGAAGAGAGGCGATAGTGGTGAAACTTCTGGTTAAGTGATCGGCTGATTGGAAGCATATGCTCTTCTCAACTCAGGCAACAAAGAGAATTTGATTTTGATAGACATTGGTTTACCCATTAATATTGCAAGCTTTAGCAGCACAGAAATACATAGAATCAGAATATTTTGCAGCTTCTGAATGCTCAGCAATATATGCAGATTCGTGGTAATCACCATAGCCAAGAACAAGAGTTATTTCAAATTCTTTAGCGACTGTAATTTCTGCCCAGTCGCAAAACTCAGAAAGGTGTCTAATATATTGGCTTGTAGTTTCGATATCAAATTGAGCATGAGATTTGTCTTCATGGCTAAAGCTCAAATAGGTAAGCTCATCAACAGCACTAAGGAATGCGTCAACTACAGCGTCTTTGGCTAACTTCAAGACTTGGTAATCATCCTTAGTTAGCTCTAATTGGCAGACAGGGATAGGGAATCTATAGAGCTTGTCACCAATAATACAAACATCAACTTCAAGCCCAGAAATATTATTTTCAATTTGATACTTTTGAACTTGATCGCGAAACTCATGATAACAACCAACCTCAAATAATCTTTGCGCCCCCAAAATAGAGCCTAGTGGTGTTTGCTTTGCAATTTCATCGGCATTATCAGGCATAGGGAATGTGCCCTGACCTTTGACGCAAGCCATTTGCTCTTCTCTAAGGATTTTGACAAGTTCATCAGTTGTATAAATTTTATCAAACATAACTAAGCCCTCTTCATCGCTACGATTTTGTCAGAATCAAAGTTAAATCGATACTGCTTATCCCTTGGGATAACTTGATGTTTACGCAATAGGTCAAGAATGCGATCCAATCCCTTCCAAGAGAATACAGGGCTAAATCTCATGCGTCCATCAAAACATTGACCATCACGAATCGTAGCAAGCCCTTCATTTTGCCAACTGGCATAAGGTAAATTAGTGCCATCGCTATTAAATAGTACTTTCTCCTTACGCAAAATGTCGTAAAGCTTGCGAACAGAAAACTTGGAAATATTCAACTGCTTAACAATCTCTTCCCCAGTCATCCATCCATCGGTAGCCAAAATCAAATCATAGCGATCGACTTTTGGTTCTAAAGTCTGTACTTCGATTTCTAGGGATTGATTGGCGGCGATCAATTTCTGGTTAGCTTCAGCAAGTACCTTTTTATCTTTCTCAGATTGTAGATGTGCCTCTAGAGCCTCAATATAGTTTTGAGGTAGTGCGGGTTGAGATGGGGCTAACTCATACTTGCCAGTTTTGCGGATGATTGGCAAGATTTGCTCACATACCCAATCCTGAAAAGGTTCAGCTTGAGGTTTGCGAGATTTCATGGTTAAGCGGTACAAACCAGACTCTGAAACCGCTAAAAGCCTTGTGGTGTCTGGATCATCACTTGAAGTTATACCCATCTCATGCAAATTTAAAACTTGCTTTTCGCGATCTTTTAATGGGTTACAAGCCTTGCTGACATTCCTTATATCTAAAATGTCACATACGTCCTGAGCGACAAACCAAGGCTCGTTATTAATGGAAACAATACGAACCTGTTGAGAATTAAATGCAAATTGAGTTAAACTTGTCATATTGACCTGCGATTAATGGATAAGGTTGATCACGCGATCGGGACTAGCATCCGCGATCGCATTAATATTTTACTACTTTTTTAGCTCTTGATTCCGCTTGCTTCAGTCGCATGTATAGCTTGCCATCATCCGTTTTAAGCCAACAGGCGCGGCAAATAGTGAGAGGTGAGTCTGATCTGAGTTGGCGATCGCATTGCGTACAGTAGTAGCGGAGTTTGTCTGCTGTACGCTTGAGATAGCAATCGCGATAGATTTCGGTGCGTGATTTAGGCATATTACCAAGCTCTAACTTTATCCCAATCAACAGAATAGTTTCTAAAAAACGCAAAACCAGTTTCATCTAGTAAATCAATATCAACCAAGATTTGACGTTGCATAGCAGCAATTTTATTGCCAAGATTGTTGTTTTTAGTGACTTCACTCAAATACTGAGCATTTGACCTGTAGCCTTTCCACGATTGACCAGCTAGTTTTCTAACTTTTTTATATCGAGTTGAGATCAAAGAATCAATAATAGTTTTTAGCTCCTCAAACATTGGATGGCTTGCAATAAGCTTGTCAAGAGTTGGTTGTTTTTCATCTAAAGAATGTGTCATTGTTTTTGCCTTGCTTGTTTAACTCAACGATCTATTATTGATCGATTATCTCTAGTTGTCAACTACTATTTGCAACTAATTTAAATTAGCTTTCTTCTTAGCTCTATACCTACGATTCCTTTCAACTTGCGTCAAAGGCGCATCACCTAATAAGGGGCGGTGTGCGGGGCGATCGCCATCGGTACAGGTAAAGCCACATTTGCAGCGATATTGGATTGCCCCTGATTTGGCTTGTACACCATTGCGTCTTAAATACAAGAGATTAGCTAAAACCCAGATTGCGTATTTAAGGTTTACAGGCATCAGCATCACAGCGATCGCCCAACACTTGATACAGAAATAGCGATCGCAATGGTATGGGTTTGCGGGGTTAGGTTTGGGCATTATGTCTTTGAACGGTCAATAATTTTCTTAACATGAAGGCAGAAACGATATTGCTCTTTCCAAGCGTCCTGCTGTGCTAGATCGGCGGCGCGTGGATTGGTATCAGTGGCAAGCAAGTTAATCATCAAAGAGCCGAGTCGGTTGTCTAGTTGATCAACAGTGAAGCAGTTTGCAAATCCTTGGTTGTACTGCCAGATCATTGATTCGTGCATCAATCTACTAGCCTGAACAAAGTCATTTTTAGCGATCGCCTGTTGGCATTTATTCTTTGAATACTCGTGGTTCTCGCGGAAGTCTTGAAGCCCTGATGAGATGTCAACGGCGATCAAAGCTTTGGCTTTTTTTTCTACTGCTTTGGCTTTTTCTTCTACTGCCTTGGATTGACCTTTAAGTATAAGGTTAGCAGGGTTAAAGCCTGTCCCATACTCATCGGTGTATCCTTCGACAAAAACATCAATATCATTTTCTTGGATGTTTAGGACAATGCCTGTTTTTTCGATTAGTGGGTTGGCGACCCCGTTGATTGATTTAGGTAAACCAGTGAACTCAACTTCATCACCAACATGCAATCCGTACATAGTTGCTTTTAGATTGTATGTGCCTGTTTTTACTTCGGTTAGAGTTGCCATTGCTTTGTCGTGTGATTGATTACTTCCTCAATATAGTTGATTACGTTAGTAATGTCAATACCCAAACCAAAAATAATTTACACACAAAAAAAGACGACCTCGCGATCGCCTCTAAGTTGGCGATCGCATTGCGTACAGTAGTAGCGGAGTTTGTCTGCTGTACGCCTTAGATAGGCTGCGCGATCTATTTCTGCGCGTGATTTAGGCATTGTCTAGGCTGTTTAAAAGGTTTATAAGGAATTCGCCGTTTTGATATCCCCTCTCGTATGAAGGATCGTATCTAGGCAAGATATCAGGAGCGCTAGACGTAGCTGGGAACGGGATTTTGATTTTATTCAAACCGTCAATTACGCCTTGAGTGTAAGCAGATTGTTTTTTAGCTTCCGTAGTATTTACGTGATCCTCAAAATTCTTTAGCTTAAACACTTGATTAACAACGCTCTGCACTATTTTGGGTAATGCTTTTAATGATCTGGCTTGCTCAATTTCCTGCAACAAATTAGAGTGAGATTCTAATTCATTAATAGCAACCTCTCCTGCAAGATTGCCATTAATAAAAATACGGATATGCTCGTTAGCCGAGCACGAGATGTTTATATCCATTATTCAAAACCAAAGAATGTTAGTTTGCCTGATTTTATGACTGAGAACCCATAAGCATCAACATGATACAAGCTGTCACCTAAAACTAGGTTGATTTGCTTCCAGATTTGACTGGCTTGACTTCTATCCAAAGAAGTCAAAACTGTTAAATTACAACTTGTTACTTGGAATGCGTCAGCTAATTGTTGTGCTAGCAAAGTTTTCATTGTCGTTTTCCTTTGTGTTATTTGTTTGGTATGTATATACATTACTTTAGTAATCAACTAATGTCAATACCCAAACCAAAAATAATTTTGCCCAACAAAAAAGACGACCTCTCGATCGCCTCAAATTCTCAAAAAATCATTAACAAATCCACAAATCAAAAATAATCGGCTTTTCGGTTCTCCTTAGCTCTTTAGAATCTAGATCAATCGAAATTTAACGCAATCAAAATGTAGCATAGATTGATGTGCGATAATTAGCACAATAATCCCCTGACTCACAATGGCGATCGGCGATCTCACACTCGTATATTTTGGGCGTAGCTACACATTTACTTTTTCAGGTAGCGCCATAACTCCTTTACTGCAAGTATTTGCAGTTGATGATATCGTACGCTTTACCACCACAGGCACGTTGCCAACGGGACTAGCATTAAATACTAGCTATTACGTCGTGAGTGTAGGCGCTACTATTACCGTATCAGCTACACAAGGGGGATCGGCTATAAGTCTTAGCGGTGGAAGTGGTACGCACTCGATCCGCGTTTATCTGAGTGTTGTATTCAGGAATTTTAGTTCTGATTCTCCCCCGCCCCGCCAAAGTTCTCGGTTATCAGGAAATGGGACTTTTAGCGTAAACGGAAATTTCATCGATACGGGCATTAGTTTTGAAGATCCGCAACAATACAATATTCAGGCAAAAGTATCTATTGCTGATGCGCTGAAATTAAGCGCAATGTGGTCTACAGCTAATAATATACGGCGTGCTCAGACTCTAACAGGTTCGCCATACTTAGAGTTGACTGACGAAATCACACTGTATTTTGAAGAGGGGAAAACATCGTCAACTAAAACCCGTTCATCTGTTGGCATTCCCTTCCAGCGAAACGGCGGGGTAAATTATTACCCTAAGTTACAGGTAAAAATGCCTATTGAGCCAACGTTTAGCCCAGATACGGGGGTTGGTAATGTGATGGCAGTGTTTGAGTTGCAAGAGACAGGGGTTAAGATATGATCGCACCTGTGAAAACTAAAAAACCAAAAGCAGCACCAAAAGGGCAGCTAACTTTATTTGATGGAGGGTTAGCTGTATGACGCTTAATCTCTCATCTCGCAGATGCGAATTAATTATAGGATCGCAAAATTGGACTAACTGGATTAGCTTTGATTCTGGAATAATTTTGGGTTATCCAGAATATGAGGTTGGGACTGGATTAATGCCAGTCACAGGCTCCATTAATCTTAAAATTTCTCGCTACGATTCAACCGTGCCAAGTTCACCTAATCCTAGACTTAACCCTAGTCAATGGAAACGGGGTCAACTAGTCACGATCCGAATTGCAAATACATCAGGAACGCTTACTTATCTGCCTTGTAGTGGGCAAGCTTTGCATTTGCTAAAAATGCCTCAAAAACCAAAAAGGAATATGGATGGCATATTAGAATTATCTTTGGAAATTGGCTGTCGATTAGCTTTAGAGAATTTTCCGCCCGAACCAAATCAAGATATATCTGGTATTACGGCGGGTACACCATTAGCAAGAAATACCGTAATCACAAATATCCTTAACTATATCGACGTTGCTAATTCGATTGACTCTATCCCCTATCCGATCGCCTATCCGCTGCCAAAGCAAACTGGTAATTTTATTGGATTTGCAGGGGCGATCGCTGATAGTGGCGGCTATTATTTGCGATGCAATAGCGCTGGTACGGTAATCGCAGAGCCTATCAGCACTACCTATTCTGGCAGTGCTATCGCTTCTTATATAATTGGCTCTGATGAAAAATCATGGGACGCGATCGGTGATATCGCAGAACAACCAATTGAAAAATTAATAGTTACAGGTACGGTAAAAGAAATAATACCTGTAGACACCGCACCTAGCGAAGTAATTGACACACAGCCAGCAGGGGTACTTTTTAAAGGGACAGCCTTGGGGACTCAAAATCCTACCGCGTTATTTACGGCTAAAAGGACAATAACCACATCAGAGATAAGTTCAACATTTTTTGAAAAAACCATAGAAACACGCGAACCAGCAGGAGTACTTTTTAAAGGGACAGCCTTGGGGACTCAAAATCCTACTGTGCTATTTATATCTGACAAATCCATAAATACTTATACTCTTGTCAATGGAATTGTTACGGCTCAAACTGTAACATCTTTTCAACCAGCAGGGGTAATTATAAAAGGAACTACTTTTGGCGATCAAAATCCTTCAGTACTAATTACGGCTAAAAGAGAAGATTATAAATGGGTAAACACAGGATCGCAAAAATGGATTAAAACTTATACTCGACATGAACCAGCAGGAGTACTTTTTAAAGGGACGGCATTAGGCGATCAAAATCCTACTGTGCTATTTACAGCGGCAAACTTTAGCGACGATAAAGATACGTCTGGCCCACCTACAAATTTTGGTGATGCAAGCACAAACACTACAGAAGAAGTACAGCTAAAAGCAGAAATATTTGCACAGCAATTAGCCGCCGATCCGTACCGACCAAGGCAAAGAACAATAGATGTACCCTACACAGTAGAACAGTCTCAATTAGTTGATTATGGCTCTCGATTTAATCGCATATTATCAGGGCGTGCTTATGGTCAGCAATTTGGCGGCGCGATTACTGACACAGCTTTAAGTAGTGCTTTTAAGCCTTTTGCGGATGTCGCTGTTACTGATGCAGATTTAATTTATTACTTAAAATTAGATTGCATTAAATGGGGTTTGAACGGGACGGAAGCATGGTTAGTTTTTAACGGTATCGAAGTTGGTACAGCCCCCGCTAGCACCCCTACGGTAATATCGCGCCCCGTTGCGATTACGTTAGGCAATTTTAATATGATCGGGCTTGCAGATTTACGTATAAATTTCAACCCGATCGCCCCTTCTACAATGATCGGCTTAGCAGATTTGTATATTAATTACAATCCAATTAAGCCAAATACAATGATCGGATTAGCTACTTTATAGGCAAAAAATCATGGGACTTTCTAGCTACTTTATCGACAAATTCCTTAACCATCATTTTAAGGGAACCAACGCGGGTACAGCCCCTACTACTTTATACGCAAGCATACACAGCGCCGATCCCGCTCTTACAGGCGCAAATGAGGTAACAGGTACTTACTTTAGCGGTCGAGCTTCGTACACTTCCAGTAACTTTAGCACTCCTGCTACCGTAGGGAATAATCGAAGGATTGTTAGCACAGCATCTTTGAATTTTGGGACATCGATCGCGGCTGGCTCCAATCTGCCATTCTTTGGTTTTTGGGACGCTTCTACCAGTGGTAATTTTTTAGGCGGGTTCCCATTCCGTAACGCATTAGGAGTAACAGAGCTTCTAAGTTTTGGTAGTGGCGATAGTGTTTCGAGAGCGTCTGGCAATATAGTCATTGATTTGGATATTCTATTCTGGAGTATTTACGCCAGAGACTTGCAACTAAATTGGTTAAAAGGATCAAGCGCAGGTACAGCGCCAACATCCAATCAATTAGCGCTTGCAACAGCGATTGCTACCAATGGCACTATTACTGAAATTACAGCTACAGTTGCCACAGGCGGGAGATTCTCAATCCCTAGCAGTGGATGGTCTGCAATTAGCACTGTAGGTAATACTCGCCAAATTCAGGTTATAAATAATATAAATTATGGCAATGCGATCGCCGCTGCTACTGGCTTTAATTCTGTCGCTTTGTTTGATTCCACTAATCTAATTGTTTTTAGTTCAGTATCAACCCAAAATATTACTGTTGGTCAAGAACTAATTATTCCATCTGGTAATTTTAAAGTGAGTTTAGGAAATGCCTAATTTTTTTACTTCTGTCATCGCAAGCGCCTCCCAAGCGCAAATCAATCGATTAAAATCTGTATCCGAAAAAGCGTCTTTACCACAACCAATACAGATTGGCTCGGTAACAGGGTTTAATTCTAGTACAGGTGAATTTATCGCAACGACTGCTGACGGCGGCATACAAGCCGCCAATCTTGGTAATTTTGGAGCGCCGCCGTCGCAAGTTTCTTTGTCTACTACTAAAAATAGTTACACAACTTTTGCGGATTTTAGAGCGCCACAATGACAGATTTTTTTGATGCAGTAGCTGGCAATGCTAGCCAATCACAAATCGACCGATTGCGTAATCAATACGCAAAAGAAAAGCGTGACGGGCTACTAAATCCATTTGCAACTTATCAGGGAATTGATCCTATTGATGGCACGGATCGAGTGGCAATAAATGGCGAAATAAATAGCGGATTCAAACTGATTTGCAACGCGCCTTTGCCAATTGGTGAGCGAGTATATTTGCGAAAAAATAATCAGGGCGGACTGCAAAGAGTTGACGCTAGGAATCGACCCAATCTAGTATCAATCCCAGCGATTATTGATCAAACACCTTTTGTCATTTCTATTGGATTACAAGGTGTGAGTTTTGCGTTTTACAGCTTTAATGATGGGAGAAGTGTTTCAGATCTTTTGTTTGAGATAGCTCATGATTCAAATGGATTAATCGACAAGCCTAATAGCTCCGCTAGTTTTTCGGATACAAAACAATTATTTCCGCCTCCTCCTATATTTCCCGCGCCTACTGAATATGAGTATTTATATGGCTATTTAGATTTTGATATAGATTCTTCGATTTTAGGATTGTTTGGGTTTGAGAACACTAATTCAGATACAGGCACAATAAATCTTTCTAATAGTAATAGTTTTTTCGTTAGAAGAGTAGACGATTTACCGTTATTTGGCAATCCTTATACCAAGCAATTTGACATAGATATTGATATTGAAACCTATGTTTCAATTGATAACGGTGTTAGTTATACGCTCGATATTTCAGATACTTATAATTTTGCTGTTGATACGCCTACTCTTACCCCGCCGTCAATAAGCGGTACGCAAGTATTTAGCAATATTGATTATTTTGGCAGTCAGTTCAAATGGTATTTGCGATATCGTAAATCTGGTAATTCTGACTGGTATACACTATGAGCATCAACAACGTTCGCGATCGCCTATCTCGATCTTTCACGCAAAATTAGCTAAACACAAAAAAAGCGCTCTGATTTAGAGCGCTTTTTTGCGCCTATTTTTTCTCAACTCCTTTACCTAACGCACCCATCCCGATAATGCTTAAGCCAAAAGCCCATGACGCATATTCAGGATAGATATTTTTTGAGATCGCTAGCTCGGATGCTCCAGCGACAACACCCAAAACAGTTAGCCATTGTGTAGAGTTCATTTGATTTTCCTTGAAAAAGTGCCATAATCATTCTAATACTTTCCCTATTGTTTCAATAATGAAATCTTATATCGCAGTGGCTACATCGCAGCCACAATCGCAGTCTACGCCAAATAGCGGATCTAGTAATGAAATACCTATAAATTTAGGGACAGGGGCTGTAGGGACTGGACTAGTTGTTTTGTCTGTAATTTTGACTAAGCTATCTGGCTTTGTGGATTGGAAAGAGATTGGGAAACAATGGTCAGGATCGCAGACTAGTAGGATACTGCAATCCGAAAACCGCAAAGGGCAAGAGCTAGAAGCAGAGATTGATATTAATCAAGGTCTGTCCGATACCGTATCCCAACTTGCTACAAGGGGAATGGATACCACTACAGCCATCACAAAAGACTTATTGCATTTAGTGTCTGATGCAATCCAAACCTCATCGGCTAATGCTCAAAGCTTGCAGTCATTGGCTAAGGCTAACGAGTCGGTAAATAAAGCGCATGAGGATTTGATTAATGCCACTAGGCACAACACCGAGGCAATTCAAGCATTGGAACAAGCGATCGCTAGCATTCCCACAGAGACAGCTTCTATATTAGAAATTTATGCATCAGAATTGAGAATTGCCTTAAATAGTATTAATCGCAGGATTGAGGAAAGCAATCAGATTAAGCATGGGGGGTACGAGCGAATCGAAAAAATTATTCAGCTAGCAGAAACCCGCATCATCGAACAGTACACGGGTACAATTGCTCAGTTGCGGGTTGAGATAAAGGATTTAGAGAAAGTGATTAAGGGTCAACAGCTTGGCTAGGATCGAGCTTACAGATTGCATCGTAAATCACTCGCTTAATTAGGTGTATAGCGCCGCTAAGTCTATCAAGCATTGGTATTGATTCTAGGGCTTGCACCATACGCATGATTGATGTTAGCTCTGATAGGCGATCGCTGTCGGAACGGTCAAGATTATCTTCTAGGATGTCGATTTTATTGCAACGCTCTTCAATTACCGCTAAAAGCCGTTCATTCTCTTGAGCAAAAGCTTTGTTATTCTGATCGATAACTTCACGTAGTTGGTCAATCCTTTCAGCACTGCTATGGGCTATAGGCTGAACGCTTTTTGAAGCTTCTTGCAGCCTTTCGATTTCTTGATTTAGCCCTTGAATTATTTTGGCACTACCTCTAAGGGCCGCATCTCTTCCGTCGATCTGGTCTTTGAGATTGGAGATAGTGCGATCTTGTTCTTTGAGCTGTGATTCCACAAACGCCGTATGCCATCGGCAAACAAAAGCGAAGACGATTAGAGCGATTGGAATTAGAAGTAAATTAGTTGAGTTTTCCATTGTTTCCAAAAGTCCGTTTATCTTGTCTGTACGTGCCATCGGGTAACAAATAATACTTGTAGTTAACGTCATCAAATTTTGGCGAAATAACGACTTTGTGAGGGTTGCAAACTTGCATCAAAAGCTCAGTAAGTTCTTCTTTTAGTCTTGATGGGATGTTTTGATTTAATGTCATATTTTCCTTGCTTCTAATCCGTTTCTTCCAGCGTTACGAGTTTCCACATAGCCCTGCACCTCCAAATATTGCAGATAGCCTTGGACTTCAGCGATCGGTGTTTTGGCTACCTTAAACTCAGTGATTGATTGACTGATTAAATTATCACGCACCCAATCGCGCCCATCCAAATAATTAATAATTGCTTTTAATGTTGGCGCGGTAATTTGCGATTTAGGGGTATCCACAATCTCGCTAGATTTTACCGATACTGTAGGCTGCGATAAATCATCGCAATCATTGTTAATAATTGCTAGCAGCCCATTAGGAATAGGCAATTGATTAATCTGCATTAAGTTTTTAGGTGGATTACCTTTCTTCCTGAAAGTAGAATAATGCCCATGCGTAGGATGAATTGCTATAGATGGCGCGATACTGCCATCAAGCAAGCAAGGATAAGCCACATCAGTAAAAGATTTGCCTAATTGAGCATGACTTCTTGCTGATTGACCTAGCAAAATCAATGCATAGTTAGATCGGTATTTGGCATCAATACCGATCGCGTTTACATTTGAGCTTTGATTTAATCCGCAAAAGGTAAGTCCAAATTTGCGTCCCTCACTGCCTAATCTTTTTAAAGCTGATTCAACTACCTTTTTATCTTTGAATCGTTCTAGCGCCGCGTTTAGCTCATCACAAATTACAAATAAAGGATCTCCTAATGGTTCACCTTTGCCTTTGCGATCGCATCTTGCGTCTAGCTCAGAAAGTAGCCAAATTAAAGCAGCTTCAATCTTTTCGATTTTGCCAATACTAGTAATCCCTGCTAGTTTCCAACAATCATTCCAGTGTGGGTCAAGGGCAATTACAGCCATTGGCTCATCTTTGGACAAATGCCCAGCCAGCCAAGTAGCAAGAGAGCTTTTAGCACTGCCAGAATTGCCACAAATCAGGAATCCAACAGCCTCATCAGCAATATTATTCCAATCATAATAATTAGGCTTTTCAACAATCTCTAATTGGGCAATCGTTACCTCACGCTTAGGCGGCGCATAGGATACCGCTAAATGATTAGATAAGCCCTCGTTAGCTCTATCAATAACGCTTTCATGATTGTCATAAGTCAAGTTTTGGTTAAATCTCGACAATTTAAAACATGTCGCTGTAGCTGCTAATTGAGAAACAACAATAACTCCTTTAGCAAAATCATTTGATTGGAATGGAACGGACAAAAATAGCATAAAAGCAATAAACGAACTAGAAAGACTGCCATAGTGAGAATAGCGCTGAGCAAGAATGACTAGCGCTACTTGCGATACATGGAAATCTTTCGTTAAGTTCATTGCCCTGCTCTCAGTGCCTTTTCCAGTTTGCGGTTAGCAGCTTTTAAATTTTCATCAGTAACAGATCTAAGATTGACATCGCTTTTAAATCCTGATTTCTCAAGCAATTCACGATGCTTTTTCTCTAATTCTTTGCGAGATTCCGAGACTTCTACTACTGCAACTTTAGGCTGTAGATAGGTAGAGTAAACCCAACTACCAGCAAGCCAAACACCAGACAAAACACAAGAACTCATGGCAACTAAAAAGGAAGTGCTGATCGCTCGTACATGGTTAAGGTTGTGCTGTCTGGTTGTAGGCATCGCGGATCTCTCGCAATAATTGATTCTTTTTGAAAGCTGCTTTTGATTCTGTTATTTGCTCTGGTAGCGAGTTCAGGATGTAAGCAGCAAAGCCGATATATCCTGAACTCGCTACGGTCAAAACGATTGAAATAATCTGTTTAATCATCCCAATCATTAACATCGCGATCTTGCCTTGCTTCCCAGTCTGTATCCCAATCAGGGGGAATACCTAAAATCCAACTAAAGAAATTTACAAAGAAGTTAGTCATTTTGCCCTCTGTATTTGTGCGGATGTCCAGCCTGAAGAAAACCCAATCGCAAATCCAACTGATACACCAGTAATCAAAGTAGAGATTATCGACAAAACGAGCAAGGCAATTATCTGATCCTTTGCGCGTAGTCTTTCGATCAGCTCGACCGATGAAAGCGTGGATAGGTCGCGAGAGGTTTTCACTTAATAATTCCTAAAGCCTTGAGCTTTGCTTCTACCTCATCCAATTCTGATAACTGCTCGTTAGTTGCTTCAGAACTTTTTTCTAATGCCACCAACTCATCAAAGCGGGCTGTAAGTGTTTCGATTTCTTGATCGGGTTTAGACTCAGCAAGGGAAGACGGAATGGACAATAGCATAGGCATATGATTCGGAGCGATCGGACTGTAATTTTTTGACAAATTGGTAAAAAAATCAGGATCGATCTTTGGCTCCTCTAATGCACTGTCAAACTCATCTCGCCATGCTTCAAATTTAATTCTTTGCACAACTGAACGGGCTTTGTTGCGCTGATGAGTGTAAATCATCTCAAGACTACCTTCTAACCCCTCAATAACGGGAATAGAGGTACTATTTGCATCTTGAGATGGCTTATCTTGAGATGCAGATTGTTCCGCTTTTACTTGTTCTTTAGTCTTGTATTGGGTTGTCATAACGATCTTAAGATCCTTGATATTTTACGAGTGTTTTTGTTTTTAGAAGCTCCAAACGCTTTAGCAGACCTCTTTTCAGCATACTCAAGAATGATTTTCAATTCATCTTGTGAATAAGGCGGATCGCCAACTCCTGAATAAACAGCATCGCGCCAATCCTCAAAAGTTGATCTTGCAAATCCGTATGCTTCAATAATCTGCTTAACGCTAAGCTCTATATGGCTTTCAGTGTGCGTCATAGCGTGAGCGATCGTGTGCGTCATGGCTTATGAAATAGGATACTACAGCTCGTAGTATTAGCTTGTCAAGTGCTAAAGTAAAATAAATTTATATTGGCAAAATATGGAAGGTATACCGCGCAGCATTCGTTTCTATCCAGATATTTACGCATCACTCATAAAAGAGTTAGAGCGTAGAAGATCAAACGGTGACAAAGAAATTGATTTTACTAAATTGGTTAATGAGCTTTGCTTAATCATGCCTGCCGATGCATGGGGAGATTTAAGCGATCGCCTTTCCAATTTAGAACAGGAAGTTAAAGAAATTAAATTAAAACTTGAAAATGATTAATTTCTTTTTTTTTTGATTTGATAATTCGCTAATTCCGTTTGATGCTCTAGATTTGAGCAATGCAGAGCCTTATGTAGAGTCTTTATTAGCACTCTACAAATTTATGAGTCTTTCACTCAATCACCTAAGTCAGTAATTTAAACCCATTTTTATTACTCTTGTATTGAGTATCACAGGTGACGCTAATCTGGCGGATGGCTTGCCTTTTTATTTGCGGGATGCCTCCCTAATTAAGTCAGACGCATTGGGGCTTATATCCAACGGTGACACCATCGACCTATTGCTTGCGTGTCTACGTCATTGTCCTTTGCTAAAGGCTCTGACACGCGTAAGGGGGAATAATTGTTATGCACTGAGTCATCACAACGCTTTCACCTTACAGAGATACAGCTAACCACTTTCTCTGCGTAGACCACAAAACCCAAAATTCTTATGCTAAATACTTGCAAAACTATAACGCTAGCTGCTAATATTGATTTACATAAAAAAGACGGGACGTTAGATTTTGTTTGTGGCAATTCAATACTAACTCCTCAAGTTTAAAAAGTAAAGCACCTCTACCGATTTTGGTAGAGGTGCTTTACTTTTATGTTTTAAAGGTTGCAATTAGACAATAAAAAAGGCGGATCGCTGTAGGGAGTGCGATCCGCCTTTGATCAAGAAGGCAATAGGTTAAACAAAGGTAACAATGCAACTTTAGTATAACTGTTAAAACACAAAATAAAACATGTCGCCACAACTTACCGAATACCAAGTACAAGAGTCTTACCCCGTCCTGCTATCAAATACTCATGATGTGCGATCGCTGAAAGGTTGCCACAACTGCCGATTTAATAATTGGCGGCTCTGTACCAAAGTACCGCCACAAGATAGCGCTAGTTTCTACGCTGCTAATGACTGTCACGATTGGCAGAATAAAAGTGTTTAAAAGCTAATCTGATTTAAACCATCGCAATTACTCAAAGCTTTGCGCTGTATAGAAAAAAGTGCTTTAACGCTAATCGGCTAAAAGCGAATATTTGCGGGTGTAGTCAAATGACGGTCAAATAAAAAATGAACTACTCAAATAATTCGAGCAGTTCATTTTTTTATCTCAAATACTCCCTATGCATCGCTGGATATTTATCCGCAGGAACATACAGCGCAACGAACTCCGCCCAAGTGTGGCGAGGTCGGTATCGCTCAATGATCGGCGTTGCCTCAACTACTTCTTTCTTGGGTGCTGATTTTCTGGGTTTGCTCATAATATCCCTCTTAATATTTAATCCAATAGCCAAACTTGCCAGCTTTGCCATCAAAAGAGCTAGGCAACTCTTTTATATTGTTTTCGCAAAGCCATATATTAGTTAGCTTTTCAAGAGTACCTAGAAAAAACGGAACTTCATCAATCTCGTTATTATTCAGATGCAAGACTTTTAGGTTTTTTAAACTAGCAATCGACTCAGGAATAATTTGGAGGTAATTGTGATCTAAATCAAGGCGTTCAAGTTTCTTCAGATACTTTATTTCTTCTGGGATTTCTTCGATTCGATTGCCAAATAGATCTAAGCTCTCTAGATTTTTTAGCGTCTTGATTTTCTTGCCAATAAATTCAATCTGATTGCACCTTGCATCAAGCCTTTGCAAATGTTTCAAAGCAAAAACTCTTTCGGGTATTTCTCTTAATCCTAGATGACTGAGATCAAGAGTAAACCCATAATCGCTTTTAATGTTGGCAATGCGATCGTCGATAGCTTTTTCACGCTCAGATCTTGTGGCTGGCACGATATGAACTTTACTCATAATTACCACCTAAATATAAAAGCTTGAATCCGATACCAAAGCCCCGCATACCATGACGACATCCGCTTCAATAATTTGATTGCATCAGATTCTTTTTTGTTGGATCGCAGTGTTTTCCACTCGTTGCGATCTGATATAAATCGCTGGAGTAGATAGGCGATCTTGATTTGTTGGGTCACAATGCAACCTCCAATAGTTCTTTACTTTCTGGCAATGCGATCGCGCTATCAGGCACATCAATATAAAAATACTCACCATGCCGCGAGTGATAAGCCCTGCCTGATTGCTGTAGCTTAGCTTTGTTGATATGGAATTTACCGCCCTTGTAGAAGTCTGGGAATAACTCCAAAATATCGAGCGGTATATTTTGCGATACCACGATTACTTCCATCGCAGTAGTTTTCACTACAGGGCAAGGCTCGTACAAGGTTAGCCAAGTATTAGATACTGATTTACCGATAAAATTCAGCAATGAAAAAGCAGTATCACCAAAGTAAATATGCTGATAAGGTAGCGACAGACCACGATTACCAGTGTTATACCGTCGAGCACGATATAGGATCGTAAGGTTTTCTACGGGGTGTAGAACTTTTTGATTTTCTATTTGATTCATAATTAAGCCCTCTTCATCGGTACGATTTTGGATGAGTCGAAGTTAAATCTGTACTGTTTATTCTTGGGAATAACTTGATGCTCTCTCAAGATGTCGAGAATACGATCTAAACCTTTCCAAGAAAACACGGGAGAGAATCGCATCACACCGTCAAAGCATTGACCGTCACGTAGTTTTGCTAGTCCCTCATTAACCCAAGGCGCGTAAGGGCAATTAGTGCCGTCATTAGGACGCTTAAACAATACTTTCTCTTGGCGCAAAATGTCATAAAGCTTGCGTACCGAAAACTTAGGAATAGCAAGCTGCTTAACAATTTGCTCACCTGTTAGCCATCCATCGGAGTCCATTACAAGATCGTAACGTTCGGCTTTTGGTTCTAAGATTTCTACTTCAGTTTGTAGGACTTGGTTAGCGCCTAAAAGAAGCTGGTTCTCTTTTTCTTTCTCTGCAAGTTTCTCTTCCAAATCAGCAGCAAGACGTAAAGCCTCTGCTCTTGTTTGCGGAATTGCGAATTGTTTGATAACTTCCTTGGCTTTAGAGAAAGACTCAACAAGATCTAGTTTGCAATCAATTACAGTGTCAGTATTTTTACTGAATGTCATAATCGTACTTGCTTGATCTTCA